TGGTACTAACGGATGGGATTTGTCGAATACTTCTTTTAAAATCAATTTATAATTCTGTCAGGTTCCGCTAATTTCCTGGCGGACTATGCCCCGACTCTGAGACAAGGCCGGGGTTTTGGGGTGAAAACTAGTAGATTTATAACTATGGAAAGCATAAACAAAGATAATTTTTTTATCGATACGTTCGCAAGATTCACTTCAATGTCAGAACCTGAAAGACGTTTTGATTATAAAAGCGATAGTGGCAGTAAATATTGGTATACTGCCGAAGGTATATACAGAAGTTCAGACCATTGGTCGCAAGTGTTTATTATACTTGCAAAAAAAATAGATGAAAGCTTGTTTGATATGCAGTGTGGTTACATCAATAGTTGTTTCTGGACTATAGATGTAGGTTTAAATAGACCTAAAAATAAAGATGAAGGGGTGACAGGGTTTTGTAATTGGGGATCCTTTTTAAAAATACTACATTTTATTAATCCTCTGTTTTCAGAATTAAAAGAGAGATTACCATATTCTGAATTTATAAAAGAGGATTGTAGTTACATAGCTATAATTGACAATAATGTAGAATACTTAGATACTAACAATTTTAAGCCTACATTAGTCAACGAAAATGTAATAGCACATTTTCGCGGCTGTGAAATTTAAAAACTATGGAATTAATAACTTAAAAAATAACATTATGAAAATAGCAGAATTAGAATATAAATCGGTTATAGCTTTTGAAAGTAAAAATCAGTACTCTTTTGAGGTTGACAACGAGCTTTTTACATATGAAGGCTATATACCTCTTGATTGCTCCTTTGAAGAAGCTGTCAAAAATTATGAACACTTAGCAAAAGCATATCCTCTCGTACAAAAACATAGACTGTGCGCAGGAAAAACCTTGAAAGAATTTTAAACTTAAAGATTAGCAAGATGAAAATTAAATATATCCCTCACATAAAAGAAGTACTTTCCGAAAAGGAAATAAGGAACTTTGAAAAATATAAAAAAAGGATTAAAAAATTAGCAAAGGTAATTAGATAACTTACTCCTGCACCGGGGGATCCTGTGACCCCTCTGGTACCTTAATTTGCAAAGCTTCATTACTTACCTGAGTCAACACCCCTTCAAAATCTCCGCCACTCGCCTGGTTAACTAAATTTTCTAAGGTATTAAACGGCACATGCTCCCTGTATAGTTCTGGTATCTGAGCCCTCAACGATTCAATAAACTTCTTAGGATCGATAGGTTTAAGCTTCACACCTTCAAAGGTTGAGTTTGTAATTGCCTGTATCGTTAATTCATCATTGTCCTGATAAGCCTTTAGTAAAGGCGGACATTCGATCCCACCTGATAACACCTGAAGGTATATAAACATGTTATATACCTTTCTGTATAGTTGATTTGCCGGTATCAATTCTGTTAATACGTCCAGGGTGTGTTGAAAATCAGAACGTGCGCCCATTGATGCCGTGTAATTTGAATTATACGAACTTACCAGAACCTCGTAAGGCGCGCCAATCGCAGCCGCAAGGGTCTGCAAAGTGCTTTTTATGTAACTTTCCTGGTTAATCTGACTGTTAGGATTTAAAATTTTGGCCTTAACCCCTTTTGGTAAATCACCTACTATGCCATTGCCGTTTAGTTTGTACTCCGCCGCATTTGCAGACGCCTCAACTTCCGGATCTGTTGCGCAAGAACCGGGATCCTCTGGGGCACCCATACCTAATGAGTCCAGGCCTGCTGCATTGAAAACCTTTGTACCCTGGCTATACTGATCCCTTTCAAAGAAAATAACCATTTGCGCAGATAGCTGCGCGTTCTTTGAATTGGCTATTAGATAGTCATTAAGATGTTTCAACGTCTCAAAACAAGTCGTTAACAAAGGCATTGATCTTGTTTCACCCGCCTTTTGTAAATCGGACTGCTTATATAACCATGCTGATCGTATCTTTGTACCTGGAAAATAAGCCTTTATCCTTTTTGTTCCAACCCTGTCTGTCTTTGGTTCCGGTGTGAACACCCCGTTTGCCAGATTCGTGTCAACTGTTACATGGTAGGCTACTATTTCACCTGATTCGTTGAACTCCACACCTTCACAAACACTGTTCCCTTTTGCGATCTCATCGACTGTAAAAGGAGTAGTGATACACTGTCCGCTTATTACTTGTATCGTTGGCAGACCTTTTTTGATACGCATTATCAGAAGGACATCGCCGTCACCCGACGCATTGTAATCCGTGTGCCTTGCCAGTTCATGAAGGTTCTTTTCTTTTGAATAATCAATTAAATTTGTCTTTTCAAAAGTCCTGAATAAGTATTCTGCGTCCTGTATGAATTTCTTTTGTGCCGCTTTTGCTGACTCTTCGTTGCCATAATAATCTAAGAATGGACGCTCCAGGGGTTTGGCATTGAATAACAAGCCTGATCCTACCTGCCAGTTAACCCGCTTCTGCACAATAAGCCCCGCCAAATGGTTTTTAATCAGCATTTCCCAACTCCTAAACCTTAGCCTGTCGTAATCAATAACCAGTTCTTTGGGCAAACCTAATTCATTAATCGTATTTTCCCCGGTATACAACTGATATACGGCGCTAAGCCTGGCTACATAATTAGTAATCTCTGCGTTTTCAGCCTGCAAAGCTTTGGTTCTTCGGATCAAATCATTGTTGACCGCTTCTAACTTGGCAATTTTTTTATTGTTGAACATTGTTAACAATTCTTTACTTTTATAAAATAACCCCTGCCCAATTGGGCGTCAATGGCCGCAATCTGATCCTTTATATCCTTACGCATATCCCTTAGCTCTGCCAAGCTGTGCGTCTCTGCTGAATGCGTCGTCTCTTGATTAGAATAGGTATACTTCTTGTTGTTACGTTGTAATATCGCCAATATCCTGGCGTTAACAGCCGCAAGCTGCAAAACCAGCTCTGCCCTTTCTTCCTGTAGTTCTGTGATTGTAGCCATAATTTTACAAATATACAAATTATTTTAACTTAACGAAACGCCGCGCGCCTCTGCTGCCTCTTTAATTAATTTACAGGCGTTTACCCACGTGGGTTTTATAGTTTGTGTTCCATACTTCATTTTTTTGAAAGGGTTGCTAGTAGAGCAAATTAGATCTGTCATGAATACTTTACAAAAAATATTGTATACGCGAACATCCCAAAAGTGGTTTTGTATCTGCGCCCTTCGCTTTTCCCAGATATACTTATTAATACCCCCCTCTGTTTTCTTTTCGATTTTATGTTCCGCCTCAAAATGCGCGAAGTAATTCCTATAAGTATACTTGTCAATTCCTTTATTATAGGCAGGATAGTTCATAAAATTTTCATCCTGCCTTAACTTGCCGTTGTCATCCACATAACTGCCCGCTTCCATATACTTGGCCAGCCAATCCTTTACGATGTTCACATTAAGCAAATAGAAATCGCCACTACCTGATCGGTAGACATTGCCAATATCTGTTTTACTTTGCATGATGAACTTTTCAGGATCATCACCTTTCACTCCTACACAGAAGATACCCCGTGCATTCATCCTGTGCACAAATTCCAAAGCGTGATCCTGGTAATGACCAATGTCAACCGCAACTATGTTTGCCTTTTTATTGTTCTTGCCGAATGTCTGCTCCAGTATCTTCTCAAATTCAGTCCAGACGCTAAACTTAACATCGAAGAAATAGGACCACTTTTCCCGCTTTGCTTCGTAGGATCCTACATTCACCCCCTCTTTAGCCAACGCCTCCTTTTCAACCTTCGGCGTAAATGTTCCTACGCTGCCAGCATCTACGCTGTAAGTAGGCCCGCGTTCTGAATGTGCCACTATTTCATAGTCAATTCTTGCGTCGTCCTCGTAGCCATTCAAATCACATGCTATTGTTATCAACATTATATGCCCATTGTTGTCTTTAACGGATAACTCGAAAGGGCATTCACCAATCTGATATTCCCTTTTATTTTGTTGTAGCTTATTTGTTTTCAATGTTATGCCTTCGGGTTTAAAAGGCATTCCTAAAATTGAATTTACAAAAGTTTGTATACGTGGCTGGTCCTTAATACCTCCACGCGGGTGCGCAAGCTGCCACTTCTTAGCAAAATCGTACCAGTTATCCATTGTTGTAGGTGCATAGAGTGCTGAAACCCTATAGCTTACAAAATACCTATCCTCCCTTTCGATAGAAGGCTTCCAAAATCCGTTGTTCAGCATTTCACGTTTTTTCTTTTTATCCTCCCTAAACTCATTCTCGCATTCCCCACACCTGTACCTTACGCTGTCTTCAATGACCTCGTCATTACGCACGTCAAAGATAACGCCATACCTTACATTATTTTTATTTCGTTCATTCCATACCAATTCCATATATACGCCACATTTCGGGCAAGGTACCTGGTACACGTTTTGATTTCCACGCAAATACAATGAATAGATTAAGCTACTCGATAATAGTTTAGGTGAACTGATGTAAAATATTTTTTTAGAATCGCCAAAGCTTCGCGCCCTGTCTTCCATCAAGTCCTCAAATTGGCCAGAATCTTTAGCCACACCTTTAAACGCGTCCAGTTCATCCGCAATTATTAGCCCGGCTGTCACTTGGCGCATGTTGGACGCGCTTTGGCCTCCAAAATTGAACAACTCAAAACCCCCGGAAAAGAATTTTTGTTGCATCGAATCGCCCTTTGTATTGCTCTGCACCCCTGATCCCTTTCCTAACAAGTGCCTAAGCTTGCAGCCGTCGATCCCGCTATCAACCCCTTGCATTGTTTTTGTTGCCAGCGTATCGTTGGCAGATAGCAGCATAATGTTAGTAGGCCTTTCACTCATTACATAGGGTACACCGTTGTGTGTTATGGCGAACGTCCCGCCTGTACGCACCCCTTTCATTAACACGACATGTGTAACCGGATCATAGGGACTTAAATGGTCAACTATTTGACGCATATATGGCGTATGGCCAAAATCAAATTGGCCGAACATCTTTTCTGATACGTGCCTTTGCACATACCTGTTTTGTTCAATCCATTTTGAAGGGCTTAGCTCCCTTTTATTGAATGCTAACCTGTGCGAAGCGTATATGCTGATTAATTGCTCTACCATTTAGTCTGTAAACTGTACTCCTTTGCAAATTCCAACGCCTCCGGCTCCTGCGACTTGATACCCTTCAACACTACTTCAGTGAGGCCGTCTTTAAATTTCTTCTTATATTTCAATTTCACCTCGATATCTGCGCCCAGTTCATCACATAGGTCCTCTATTAAACTATAAGCAAAGTTGACATTGCCCCCGAATACACCTTTTATATTCCTTTCGGACCACTCCAAAACGAAATCCAAGGGCAATACACGAGCTTTTTTCTTCTTTAGCTCTAATTCTTTTAGCTGTGTGTCCGCCTCCAGCTTCTTTATTTCTTTGAACTTCTTCTTTTGATCCAATGAGAGGCCTTCATAATCGTCGTCGAAGTCTGGATCATCCGTGTCAACGGGCTGGCTTTGTTCTTTTTTAGCCCTGGTTTTCTTTACTTGTGTAGTTGTGATTTGTTCGTTCGTTCCATTTAGTTCATTGGACGACCTTAGCGTGTTCTTAGCAATCCAGGCCTTATTGACGGGGTGATCCGTGTCGATGGGTTTATTTAATTTGCTTTTTCCCTCCTCTTCAATTAGCTTGCCCCTCTTAATATAAGAGCCTACGTATTGCGGCGATCTTCCGATGAGAGCCGCCAATTGTTTTCGAGTTACTAAATTAGCCATATATTGTATAATATTCTTAGCAAATGCCCAAAACTAAACGCTTAGAACGTAAAAACAGGGCTTTTTAGTTTTATCCAAAATTGCTAAAATATTGATTTTCAATTTAACTGTTAGATAAAACAACTTATCAAAAAATCTCACATTTTTCCTTTTGGGCAGTGACAAGCACTCAT